GTTATTAAACGATAATCGTACTCTTATTTCTGAAAAAGATATGTTTGATGCTGATGGAAACATGAATAATATTGAATATTTAAAAGATAAATGTAAGGGATATATTTCATATTTAAGGGGTGAAAATCCTGTATCGTTTCCTATAAGATTATATCCAAATCACGATAAAGAAAGATTAATGAAATCACCAGGTATGCCTATAGATGTTTTTGGCAATGAAATCCCTGATGAAAAACGATTATCATTCTTAGAGTTATTTTGTTCACCCTTAATGAATCATCAAAAGAGTATTTACAAGAGTGAACTGATGAAATACAGAGGTTTAAAAAAATTAAGAATTGAAGATGAAGGATTATTGCTACAATTGTCAAATATAGTTTATCCGGGTGATTCTGATGATCCTAAAGACTTATATGGAGAAGAAGGATTAATGAATTGTATGAATAAAAAGATTAAACCTTCTATCACGGAATATTCATATAAAAATACGACGATTGAGAAGTATGGGGAATTCTTTAAGAAAGATTTGATTCAAAACTATTCATCAAAGATAGCTTCTATTTTAGATATTATAGAAAATTCAGATGGTATAGTTTTTATTTATAGTAACTGGATTAAATCTGGTGTTATACCATTAGTTTTAGCTTTAGAACAGAATGGTTATGGTAAATATGATGGTAAAAAAGTATTAAAAACGAAAAGTGAACAGATTTCATATGAAGGGAAATATTTAAGTGAATACAGCGACAAGAAAGATTTTAAACAAGCTAAATACATGGTAATTGCTGGTTCTGGTGAGAATTTAGTCGGTAAACTAGAAGAAGAGTTAAGAGTAGTTGCTTCTCCGGAGAATTCCAATGGTAGTCAAATAAAGGTTGTAATTGGATCTACTGTTGCGAGTGAGGGATTGGATTTTAAAAATATACGAACTATTCATATTTTAGAACCTTGGCATAATATTAATAAGATAGAACAGGTGATTGGCAGAGGTATTCGTAACTGTTCACATAAAGAATTAGATGAAAAAGAAAGAAATGTAACTGTTTATTTACATTCTTCGCAGATAGATACAAATGAAAGTATTGATATGTATTTATATAGATATTCTGAGTACAAGGCTAAACAGATAGGTGAAATAGAAAACATATTAAAAACAGTGGCAATTGATAAATATTTCTTTAAAAATTCAAATATACTAACTGAAAAAGACATAGGTAAATTTAAAGTGCAACCAGCATATCGTTATAAAGATGGCCCCAAAACATTTATGTATAAGGGTGGAGATAAAAAATATAGTCGTGTTTGTAGTTTTACACCTGTATGCGATTATATGAAAGGCGATAAACCTAAGATTTATCACCAAAATGAAGATACTTTCCAGATAAAATATTCGCAAGCTCTAATACAAGTGTATAAGAAACGTATTCATAATATGTTTTTGAAATCTGTTTCTTATACATTAGAAGAATTAATGGAAGCATTATCTGAATATAAAGAGGTTTATAATGATATATTATTTCATGCTTTAAGGGAGATGGAAGTCGAAAAATATACATTACACAATTGCTTTGGTGACAAGGGATATTTATCTGTCAATGATGGTTTTTATAATTTCCAACCATATTTTAATAGTGATAAATTATTGGCACCTTATTATAGGTTAAATAGTGGTAATTCAAAATTAGTAAATTATACAATTGAGAGTAAAGAAAAAAGAATTTCTGAAATAATTGTTGAAAAGCAGTGTTTTAGAGAAGAAGAAATAAGAAGAGTATATGATATTATGACGAATTATAAATTTAAAGATTTCGAAGAAAATATTCTAAAGAATTTGCATGTAACAAATGACATCGTATATCAATATTTGTTTGATAGATTATCGTTTAATGATAAATTAATATTGTGTTATAGTGTTTGCTCTTATGTTAAAGAAGGTGAATCATATGCGGAATTAGAATTCATGGAATCTTTAGTGAAATGTGTACAAAAGTTATTTATTTATTATGATGAAAGTTTCAAATATTATCGCGCATTTGAAGATAAACATAGAGATGAATTTACCGGTTTCTTTATTTATCATAACTTAAATAGAAAACCAGTGTTTTATAGATATGATAATCATTCAATAGAAGTGTTTAATAGGATAGATGAAATAGATATTTCAAAGACGATAAAAGATAGTAAGAAAACAATCAAACACAAAGATAATTGGGGATTCACTATATATGTAGATAGATATAAATTTAAAAACAATGGTATAGTATTAAAAGTTATTAAACGAGGCGATAAGCTAAGGAAAAATTACGCATATCCACCAGGTCCAGGAGTTGTGATTCAAGATCAAGCAACTGGGGCATGGCTAGGAGAATCGACGCGGAAATTTATTAAAGATGAATTATCTGATTACTTAGATATATATGATGATAATACAAATTTTATAGAAAACAAATCTAAAAAAGATTATGTCTTTTTTATTGAATTATGTTTGCGATTAGATGATTCATGTATTCAAAATGATTTAATTTTTATGAAATATTATTAAACTTATCTCTTTTTTCTACTCTGCTTGCGCTTGCTCTTCTTGCCTCTCCTACTCTTCTTAGCCTTTTTACTTCTTTTACCACCCATCATGTTATACTTTGAAACATGTTTTTTGCTTTTATGATGTTTAGTTCCTTTACGCTTAGTTTTCTTGGGACGACGCTTCTTTGAAAAAGAAGCTCTATTACATTTCTCAGGGATCCATTGTAATTTATCGCTTAACATCAAGGCTTTCGCGGCATCCATTCTTCTTCCAGGCGATTTCCATCTCCTTTCACCTTTAATACCGGAAGCGATACCTTTATATAAATCTCTAGCCTTATCACAAGATTCTGGAGTATACTGTTTCATGGTTTGTAATTTATTATTCCATTCTTCTAATTTACTATCGGGACCAAACGCAATACTATCAACGAGTGATTCGGGGTCTGGTTGATATACCGGTTGTATCATGGATTCCATTTCACTCATTTTCGACGGTCTAGGCATTATTTATAATATATAAAATAAAAAAATTTGATATTAAAGATAATTAAGATATTAGTTAGATATATAATGAGTGATATTTTAAAACAAGAACTTAAAAATACAACTATTCATATCCCATCTAAGGATATTTATCGAACAAAAGATATTGATGGATTAATTAAATTTAATCTAAAGAAACAAATTGAAAATGTATGTGGTAAATATGGTTATGTATTAGAAAATTCTGTTTCAATTGTAAAAAGATCAATTGGTAAAATTGTAACGCATGCTGGTGTTAGTAATATTGAATATAATATTACTTACAAGATGAACACGATTTTACCATGTAAAGGAGATGTATATGAAGCGGTCGTAGATAGTATTACTAAAATGGGTATAATTTCATATCTTAAAATGGAATCTACAAAATTTAATTCAATAAAAGAATCTCCCTTATTAATTATAGTTCCTCAAATGTATTTAGACAAAGAATTAGATAGTTATAGTAAGGGTCGAAAGATTAAGGTAGAAGTATTAGATAAACGTGTTAAATACAGGGCAAAGCAAATACAGGTAGTCGGTAAAATCGTATAAATTAAATATCATCCATCTTAAATGGACATCAAAAAACAAATTCATAATAAACTGGCAACAATTAATGATAGTATTATAAGTAATTTAATTTTTACATTTATTAAAGAAAATAATATCTCTTACTCGGAAAACAAGAATGGTATTTTTTTTAACGTTTCATTATTAAGTGACAAATTAGCAAGTGAATTATTAGATTTTATACAAACCATATCAAGTAATAATAATGAGACAGAATTGGAAAAAATTATCATCCCAGAAAAGAAAAAAACACAGCCCAAGAAGAAAAAGGAAAATAAAAAATACAAAGATTGTGAAATAAATAAATTAGAATCAACTATACTTAGTTTTAGTTTTCAATAAATTTGATTTAAAAGTTTTAGTTTATAATAGAATTATAGTATGATTTTCGACCTACTCAAAGATTTAAACCAAGATTGTAATTTCACTGAAAATATTAATGAATCTTCTCATGTTCAGGGATTAAATAATAACATTACGGGCGAATGTGCTGTAAATGTTATGAGTAATGTTAAACAGAATACAAGTAAGAAATACAAGACTTTTGTTGAATGTATACTATGTGAATATGATCCGATTTATTCGGGAACAGAAACATTAGATAGTAATGGGGTTTACTTAAATAGTAAAGTAATGGAAATTTGTTCGAATATAGAAGAAAAGCGTGATACTTGTTATGTTAATTATAGTTTCAATCCTAAGAGTATGAACATACAAAAGATTCAACATGCTTTACAATTATGGCGAAAAGAAAATAATATTTCCAGCATCTATTATCTGAATGACTATTTTAAGAAACATTTTGTGATAGTTTATGGGGGGTGTGCTTATGAGACAACGATTAAGTCTTATCCAAAGGTATATTTAGAATACAATAATGGTATTCGTATAACCGATGAAAAAGATTTTGTGATAAAAGATTTGAGTGAACTATTTGAAAAGACCAGATTAAAGGATGATATTAAACGAGACATGAAGAGTGTTTATAAGAATTATTTAGAAGCAATCGGTAAATATAAAATCGATGATCTCAAAAAGATAGCTTTAGAATGTAATATTTCATTAAAGGATAGTAAAGGTAAGAATAAAACAAAGGCTGTCTTGTATGGGGAAATTAATATTTTAAAATTAAATACAGTTTGAAATTACTAATTTGGGAAAAAAAATGTTTACTATAGTATAAAATAATGGGTGAAATGAAAGTTGAACATGTGTTATTATTTTTAGTCGGTGCTTTTTTAGTATATCATATGATGGGTAAATGTAGGAGGGTTGAAGGGGCGTTTTGGTCTCCTTCATCATTGCCTAATTGTAGCGGAAATAGGGCGTTTGATAGCGGTTGTGAGGGGCAGTCCGTCTGGGATACATCGAAAAACCAGGAACAGGCGAGACAATCTTGTAGTAATTATTGGAATTCGGGCCTATTGAATAACTATCAATGTGACGGTGAACCCGTTAAAGCTCATAATCCGATAACGAATAAGTATTATTGGGAGTGCCGCGAAGGGAATACGCAATGTCTGGATCCCTGATATATTTTAAATTAATAATTATTTTACATTAAATTTGATTTTTTTATGAGTTATTTAAAAAATATAACTTACATATAATATATATATAACATGAACATCTTTGAAACTAATCGTAAAGGTGGTCCATATGAATCACTCAAAGAATTTATGAAAAAATCATTAGTGAGTAAGGAATATGAATTAGAATGGATTTATGGCAGTAATCCTAGGAATATTTTAAAAAAGAGTGAATTTATCAGACTGTTAAATCACTTAAGACAAAATTACAAGTTTGCCAATGAGAGTAATTCATTAGACATAAGATTACAATTTGTAAAATTAGAGAGATCTGGTTTAAGTAATATCCGTTGTACAGTTGATGGTGTTCAGAATATTAAAACTTATTGCAAAACAAATTCAATTGTTGATATTCCGACTGTCAAATTCATGAAAAAGGTGGCAAATAAAGATGATAAGAATCCTTCATTAACTTTCAAGCAGGTTGTCAATACAGATTATAATTTCAGAATCAATCTTAAGAAAGAGATAGAGTTAGAAGATGATGATGATGAAGTTATTAAATTCAAAGACAATCTAAAGGATGGTTTAAAATATTATCGGTATAAGAAGCGATTTTCATTTTATACTGAAGACAATCTCTTTCGAATTGATTTAACAGCAGTTAAGAGTAATACTTATAATCCGAAACGTAGAACATATAATTTATCAAAAAACTTAGTTGATTCAAAGGTTTTGGTTGGGAAAGAGATATATGAGGTTGAAGTTGAGTATGTGGGATACAATCCTTTACATGGAAAATATCCAGTAGTAGAATATTCAAAACGTGTTTATAGTGAATGGAAAGATGAAGGTATGTCTCAAGAAGACTATGAGGCACAGGTAGCATTAATAACAAAAGTTGATCCTACTGTATCATTTTCTCCAGAGGGGTCCCAGTATTACGTCGACGATGATGATGCTGGATATGGATTTTTGAGTGATTATGACAGCATCGATCCTTTAGAACCGATAGCTGAAACTGTTATTGAATCTGTGGAGTATGATAGACCTACAATGGATACACTATGGGCGAAAGCTGCGACATTAAGAGGCGATCCTATGAATTTAATTTACATGAATTATTGGTATCCAGACAATTCTTGGATATTTTGGTTAATCAAAGACAATGATAAGAAATTACTATATGATGGAGTAGTAGAAAATTATACAGCAGGTTATGAAGGTGCCCCTGAGAATGAAAATTATGTTAAGTATACTATTTATCCACCTGCTTCGAAAAACGATTCAATTAACATTGTAAGCGATGATAAAACTTTCAGAAATAAATTCGAAAAAGATGATTATAATGATACGATTTATGTTCCATGTAAATACATTTCGGGTATAGAAGGTCAAAGTAACTATCCGAGTGATTATCCTGATGATTTAGATGTAGTCGATGATTCTTCCAAGTACACTTCGTCATCTGGCTATGAATCTGCTGGAGCAGGGAAGGTTAAACTTCCTTCGTGGGCTCCACAATCCCATATTAATTTAAGCAAGGATAATAGATTCATTGATACTGTAAATTTAAAATTTAATTCGGTGGTTAGTGATATCTTATTTACTATATCAGATTCACCATTGATAGTTTCTCAAAGGAAATGTAATGAATTACTCGATGAATACAAGACGATGACAGAACAAATTGGTGAAAAAACATTCTTTGTAGGTCCTCAACCGGTTTCAATGAGTCTGGGCGAAATAGATCCAGATAATCCTCACAGTGTACTATCGGGATATGTTGTAACCGAAAAAGCAGATGGTATAAGAGCTCAACTATTTATTGATAAGGATAAGGAAGGTTATCTAATAACTCAAAAGAAAGAAATAATATGCACGGGGTTAAAATTTTTGGATGTTGGTAGTGCTATTTTGGATGGAGAATACATTACAAAAGATAGGAATGGTAAAGATATTAAATTATTCATGATATTTGATATCTATTATCAAGATAATGGGGAATATGCGAGCCAACCGTATACATATCCATGGACTCCAAAGAAGGCTGATTTGCCGAGTCGGTCAGGTATCATTCATAAATTTAAACAAAGTGTTAAAATTGAAAACATTAAATTGTTATCTTTGAGACAAGGAATATATTCGTCAAAATGGTCAAAGGATGAACCGGTGATTAATTCAAAAGATACAATTCGTATCGGATATAAGAATTACTATATGGGACCAAAAGCACTAAAGCGCGACAAAAAGGATGAGAGCAAATTTACGAATCTAAAAGAAATAGGAAAGATGAGTCGTAAAATCCTAGATTTAGATAAAGATAATAATTATGAATATAGTATTGATGGTCTTATCTTCTTACCGATGTATTATCCGGTGAAATCAGATAATGAAGTTATTGTAGTAGATAATATAAGTGGAACATGGTCTCAAAATTATAAATGGAAACCACCTGAAGAAAATACAATTGATTTTAGATTAAGACTCGTGAAAGAAGAGGTCAAAGGTAAGAAACACACTAAGATATCTTCTTTTACAAAGAAGGGGAAGACTATCAAATGTTACCAAGCAGAAATGTATGTTGGTTATGATATTCGTAGAGATGAAAGCACTGATTTTACATGGAAGATACTTGGTTATGATAAGCGAAAGCAAAACGAAACATTATTCAATCCGCCTACAGAAAAAGATAGTATTCATATTTGTAATATTCCTTTAACAAAAGACAAGTGTATTTGTTTGAAGGATAAAAGTGAAGTTCAAGATGGATTTATCTATGAAATGAGATATGAACCAAATAATCCATTTGGATATCAATGGATACCACTAAGAGTACGTGATGATAAAATAAGACCCAATGATAGTCATACTGCGAACAATGTATGGAAAACAATTCAATATCCTGTTACAGATGATTTAATTAAAGGAAAACAACTATTCACTAAAGATTTACTACCATTACAAAATGTAGAAGAATATTCATATTATGTTGGAGAGGGGGAGACTGGTGCAGACACACCGTTAAGAGAATTTCATAATTATATCAAAGATAAACTTATCCGAAGTGTTACAAGTCTAAGCGATAAGAGTATTTCAATTTTAGATACGAGCATAGGAAGAGGGGGTGATATAGGAAAATATTTAAGATCCGGTAATGTTAATTTCCTCTTGGGTTTAGATATTTCACCGGATGTAAATGTGGCCGCAAAGAAATATTATCTATCTGGTGGAGATAAACCTAAAGCCATGTTTATTCAATATGATACAGGTAAATCGATTAAAGGTGGTTCGGGGGGCGTTGGTGAACATGTTGAAAGAAATAAATTACTATTAGATATTCTATATGATAGACAGAAGGCTTTACCTAAAGAATTAAGGCCAATAGTGCCGAAATTCAAGGGTCTTGGTAAGAGAGGATTTGATGTAATATCATCTCAATTCTCAATTCACTATTATTTCAGTGATGAATTGACTCTAAGGACTTATATGCAAAATATTTCAGAAAATCTTAAAAAAGGCGGTCATTTCATCGGAACATGTTATGATGGAATGAAGGTATTTCAAAGATTATCTGAAAACGAAAACATTGAAATGATAGATGAATTTGGTAATAGAGTCTTTGGTATTCATAAAAAGTATGATATAGATGATTTTAGTTACAGTAGAGATGATATTGGTAAACTGTTTGGTCAAGAGATTGAAGTTTACATGAGTAGTATTGGTCAAACTATCACTGAATATCTAGTAAACTTTCAGATGTTTAGTGAATTAATGAAAGAATATGATTTAGAATTAGTTAGACCTGAAGTCAAAAGTGAATTTAAGGGATTCTTTGATAATAAAGATTATTCATATTCAGATGGATTTGGTGGATTTGAGATGATAATCGATGATTTAGATAAACTGTATTCCAAAGACACTTCATTAAAGAGATTCTTCCCTGAATCATTTCAACTACTGAAACCAAAGAATGCTCTCTTAAGAGAATTAAGTGGATTTAATAATTGGTTCATATTCCAAAAAGTTTAAATTAATATTATCGTGTGTTTCAATCATCATATCCAAAATCAACAGGACCCCATGCGTAGCGTGCTATACATGTCTTCTGATCTGGGTAATAATAATACATGTCTTGTTCGCCTTTTACCCCTGAAGCTGAACTTAACGCAACACTCCATCCTTTGTCTTTATTGTCCCATTTACATATGTCTGGGTCATAATCAGGACAGAATGCAGCATAATTATCTCTACAGTCCCGCCGGCGCGGCGGCGGCGAATCGGGGGGCCAGTGCGGCCCCAGGCCAGGCAAGTTCAGGCCGCCCCAGTCTATCATTCCTTCTATCTTATTACACCCACACCCCTTCATCATATGATATACTAAAAAAGCACCGACTAAAAATAACAATACATGCTCAACTTTCATTTCACCCATTATTTATAATATAGTAAAATATTTTTTTTCATAAATTAGTAATTTAAATACTACATATTTAATTGATATCATATTCGTCTAATATTCCTCTATCTACATATTCTAAAGTTTTACTATTCGTAGCATTTAAATCTAGTAATGGTGCTTTCCCCGCTTTATATGCTTCCTTCCATCTTAATGCACAAAGACACCATTTATCTCCTTCTTTCAAACCAGGAAAACCACCTCCAGGTGTAGTTAAATCATTCCCTTGCGAATTAGTATATTCTAAAAACTCATCGGTTACTTCAGCACATACGGTGTGAGTCCCTTGATCATTTGTATCTGTATTACATTTGCCATCTCTATTCCATCCTGTCATAGGATCAGTACTACATGTTTCTAATACATTTCCATAAATATTATTTTGATCTTCTATATTTTCTATATTATCGTTAAAAAATAATATAAAAAATATAAAAATTAAAAGAAGGAAAATGTAATTCATTTAATACTATCTATGTTTTTTTATTGTCTATATTAATTTTACCACAAGGTCCACAATGATCATAATTAGCTAGATAAATTTTGCGATCTAATATATCCTTACTTTTAGGAGTAGACCATCTTGCCTAACATGATCTTCTTTTCAGAATATTTAAAATATATCATTAGAATATTTCTAAAATACATTTCTTTTTGTTCTTGATGTTGTTTAATTTTAAACAAATAAACAAATCAAATTTTAAAAGTGTGTTTTTTTCTCAAGTTTTTTTCTTTCTTTTTGTCTTTATTTTTTATCCTCGATCTTTCGCCCAAATGTTTAAAATATCTATAAGATAAATTATATTGTTGGGGTTTCTTATCTTTTAAAACTTCTAAACGAACTTTCATGATCATAGCAACTTGCCATACCCTTTTATGAGTATATTTATCATTCTTATAAAGTCTCTCAAGTTTTTGAATGGTATTTTTTACATCTTGAAGAGTAGTATATTTAATATGAATTGTGTCTTTGGGATTTTTGTCTATATAAACATCAAATGATTTTTTTGGATTTTCAGGGTTATATAAAAATTGTTTTTTACTCCGTTTGCCACTCCGTTTGCCACTCCGTTTTTTACTCCGTTTGCCACCCTTTTGTTTCTTGTAACAATCTCTATAAGGAGCACAACTACTGCGCAT